GCAGAAGATAGCAGAGCGAACCTTAAAAGCGATTTGGGCAACTCAACCAAAGCCAGAGCCAGAACCAGTTGTCAAGCAATCCTTGACAACTGAAAGCGATCCGGTCAACCCATCGCACTACAAGCAAGGCGGCATCGAGGATCTCAAGAAGGCTCGGTGGTATCTCGATCGGTTGATTCAAGAGGAGGAAGCAAAGTGAGAATTTTCATTCCAGGCGAGCCGGTGGCGCAACCACGGCCAAAGGTCTCGACGCATGGCGGATTCGCTAGGGCCTACGTCGATGCAAAGCATCCGATACATGCTTTCAAACAGGCTGTCCAGTTGGCTTGGAAATCTTCGATCAATCGATGCTTGACAGGGCCATTGTCAATCGAGATTGTTTGCTGGTACTTAAGGCCGAAAGGCCATAGCAAGATCCGTCGAGCGAGTCGAGAACCTAAGATGAGCCGTCCCGATATCGACAATACGGCCAAGGGCATCCTCGATTCCTTGAACGGCGTTGCTTACATCGACGATGGACAGGTCTATCGGCTGACTGTCGAAAAGTGGTACGTTGGGCCAGAGGATCAAGTCGGGACATGGATCGAGGTAACACAATGACGCAACGCAAAAACATCTCGCAACCGGCGGACTTTTGGGAAGTTGTTGATCGCGCAGCCATCGAGCGAAAGACAACCAAAAGCCGATTGATTTTTGACGCCCTAAACGCTTTCCTCGGGCTCAATATGGAGCGAAAGAGGCAACCACGGTCAAAAGTAGCCAAGAAGAAAAAGACGCGCCCAAAACGAATTTAAGGCCGTTGCTTGCAATTTGCGGCGGTCAAGCCTAAAATGCGGGAAAGGAGTCAGAATTATGGAAAGTCTTTTCAAGTCCAAACGGTTTTGGGTATCGCTGGCAGCCGTTGCTGTCGTCGTCCTTAAGGACAAGGTTCCCTTGACTGAAGATCAAATACAGATCCTGGTTTACGCCGTTGGAGCGTGGGTGGTAGGTGAGTCGATTCGTCCAGTGGATCCAAAGCCAGAGGTGACCAAGTGAATCGCGTAAAATTTGCTGACAGGCTCAAGGCGCGTCGGGCGGCTCGTGAAATTTGGATTGCTCGCCGATCCGATCCAACTGTGGCTGACTTGGTTGCTAAGACCATCGACGGCGATGAGGAAGCCGGAAAGTTGCTCTTTGGATCGCATCCTGAGTTGGTCGGAATCGATCCGGCAACGCTTTTTTTGCTCATCCAGATCGCTCTTAAGCTTTGGATATGGTGGAAATCGCAGAAGGTCGAGAGCCCTTCGGAAGATGTCGCGGTCGGCGAGCCCTTCGATTCGACTGTCAGCGACGACGATAACGACTAAGCCCAGCTCGCAACGACTACCTACTAACCTCTAATCCTTACAAGCGGGTTAGTCGGAGCGAGACGGGCAATACACAAGGACGGATGATGACTGAGAAAAAAGAAAATTGGTTGCCTTGGATCGTCGCAGCAGTCGCGGTCTTTGCGATGTTGCGGAACCAGCAACCGCAACCGGATAAGCCACAACCGAAAGAGCTCAAGGCGGTCGTCTCTCAGACGCTTCCATCAATCCGATCAGCCTACAAGCAGGCTTTCTTGGAGGCAGCTTCAAAGATCGAGTCCGGCGAGATTAAAGATCAAGAAGCTTGGACGAAATTCATTGCCGACAACGCAGGGGCTAAGCAACGTGAGGCACTCGATCGAGTCTATGAGGCCATCGACAAGCTCGATCTGCCTGCAAGCTTCGCGGGTAAGGAATCCGAGATCGCAAAGATCAATCGGGAAATAGCGGGGGCGTGGTGATGAGTGACTTTTTCACAGGCTACGATCCAACCATCGAGAATCGAGACGCGATCAAAGCAGGATCTACCGAAATTGCTTTCACCATGCGTGACTTTTCTGCACCCGAAGAGATCGATCCTCGAAAGTTGATGCGGCACGATAAGCAAGGCAACATGGGATCCTGCCAAGGCTTTTCGCTTACTAATGCTTGCGAATACGTTTGGGCGTTGGTGCATGGCTCGTTTAGCGTTGATCGTCAGTTGTCGCAATTGTTTGCGTATCTTGAGTCACAAAGACAAAGCCAAGGTCTACTCGGTCGCGACGCAGGATCCACCATCGAAGCAGGGCTCAAGGTCGCAACATCGATTGGGATGCTTCCCGAGAAAGACCTACCATACTCAACGCCATATCCATCGAACGCTCGGACGCTGATTACCGATGACATGAGGATGAAGGCTTTTCCGTATCGCATCGGGTCGCATACTTGGCTTGATTCGTATGATGCAATCTTTCGATATTTGGCAAGCGGTGTAGGTGCAGTTCATACCGGGACGCTCTGGAATGATAGTTTCTATAGTCGTAACGGTGTTTTGGAGTCGGTTAGTCTCGGTCGCGGTGGCGGTCACGCTACGGCATGGCTTGGCTACAGCAAACGCAAAGACTCTCGCAACCGCAACTACATTTGGCGACTCAACAGTCACAACGATTCTTGGACTGAGATTGCCCCATCGGTAATCGATGCTCTCTGTCGGCATCAGTGGACATCGATTGTCGGCGTGTCGGATCTTTCAACGCCAGGGCCACGCAAAGTATCTTGGATGCAGTCGAGGCCATTGGGATGAACCTCAGCAACGGAGAAAAGGGAATGTTTGCCGTGATTGGTCTTTGCTTGTTTAGTTGGTTCTTTGGATCAAGTCCCAAACCCGATCCAACGCAGTGCGACATACCATCGAGCGACCTTGTTGAGCAAGTCGCAACTGTTCGAGAATCTCTAACAGTTCAACCAGCTCCCATCGAAGACCCCAAACCGATCCCGAGCCCAAGCGACAAGCCATTGAAACTCGAGGTTTTGGTATTCGTCTCCAAAAATTGCCCCCCTTGCGAAAAGTGGAAGCGATGCGAGATGCAGAAATTCTTGGATGCGGGATGGCAAGTCGGTATTGTTGAGGATCATCCTTTTCCAATCACTCCGAGATTTGAGGTCTCCAAGGGCTCGGAGCGTAAGGATCACGTTGGCTATCTCACTTTTGAGCAGGCGAAGGGGTTGGTAAAGTGACTCAAGAAAGCTTGGTTTACATCATCGGCTCGGGCATGGTCGCAGCGTTAAGCACAGCGGTCGGAATCTTGTTTCGCTTGTTCGTCGAAGAAAAGAAAACCACTCGAAGCGATTTGCAGGAATGTCGATCAGATCGCGAAAAACTTTGGGCTAAGATTGAGACCTTGCAAACTGAGATCGGTAAATTGCTCGGGGGTTGCAACAAGTGATCGAATGGATCCTGTTCATCATTCTGTCATTCCTCGCGGCTGACTTCATCGCCGGTGTTTTCCATTGGTGGGAAGATTCGTACCTTGACCAAGATACGCCGATTTTTGGCAGGCTCATCGGAGGGCCAAACCAGTTGCATCATAGCGATCAATACGCATTCTTGAAGGGCTCTTATTGGCATCGAAACTACACGACAATCATTCCGTCGATGTTGGCTTGTGGCGCATGCCTTTGCTTCAATGCGACACAAGACGCTTGGCTTACGTTTCTTTTCTTGTCCCAAGCAAACCAGATTCATGCTTGGGGCCACTCTAAAGGGCGGAACGGCTGGCTAGTATCGACGGCTCAACGGATCGGTATCCTGCAATCCTGCAAGCATCATGCCGAGCATCATCGAAGCCCCTACCATATTCGATATTGCGTAATGTCTCCGATCCTTAATCCGATCCTTGATGTGATCGGTTTTTGGAGGTACATCGAGTATGTTGTTTTCGTCACAACCAGAATTGAGGCGCGAGCGTGAATTACGAACCGTTGATTGAAGAACTTAAAAAGCCTCAATACCTTGGCACGAGCGACCAGCAAGCGGCGGACTTGATAAACGTGCTGACGATCACGGTCAAGCGATTAGTGCCTGTGGTCGAGGTCAAGCAGTGGGCCATTGAGGAGGCTGTTTACGCATCGATCATACTTGGACAAGAATCATCCGACGAACGGATTAAAAAGCTTTGCATTTCGATCGTAGGATGGATCGATGACGTTGGCGGACGGGTGCAAAATGCAGACCTCGATAAGCAAGCAGCGATCGACATGATGCACGGTCTGGTATCGTTCGGCATTGCGACTCAAGCCCAAATCGAGCGGCTCAAGTCGCTACAGTGGAAGACAATAAAGTGGACGGAATCGGTAGGATGGTCGCATGTTGAGCCCGGTCACGTTCAGTCAGCAAGGAGCATGATTCAAAATGGCGTTGCCTGATAGTTTTAAGGTTTCACAAGGTACGGCGATTATTTGGGGTGAGGCTGGTGCAAGCGGTGTTACTCACACGCTATCGTTTGATGCGCTTGGCAATGGATCTGCGATCCAAGGTGCATCCGCGGATCTTGGCTCTGATTGGGATCGCGATTACGCGGTCTATTTGATTGTTGAGACCGGTACAGCTCCCACGGCTGGAAATACAGTCGATCTTTACCTTATCAACTCCCGCGACGGATCCGAGTGGCCCGCCAAGGTCACTGGAACTGCGGGTTCTTATACGCTTGGTACTTCGGATGCAAACCTACGTCAAGCAGGGCCAGCGGTTACCTCGCTAGTGGCAACTGCTGATGCAAATACTGTTCTTATTCAGGCTCCTGTAGTTTGGAGACCTATCGGGCGTTACGTTGCTCCGATTGCAGACAACAATTTAGGGGTGGCGGTCAGGGACGAAACAACGGCAACCGATAACGCTTCGCGGGTCATTCTCATTCCGCTTGTCGATAAGGTAATCGAGTAGTGACTTGGCTTAATACGTCGGTACAAACTGGTTTTGCTCGGTCGGCATCGGAGGCGATGTTTCCGAGGTTATTTCCCGATGTTCTGTGGCTGTGTCCGTCGCTTAATCCTGCAATGGGCGGGGCTCGTTTGTGGGATTTTAGCGTTCGGCAAAGTTGGGGGGTTATGAATGGGTTTACCGGGGCAAGCTGGCAAACCAGTTTCGGAAAATCTGCACTTAATTTCACTGGCTCTGAGTACGTCGATTCGAT